CATCGGTTGGCTTCGTCAGCCCACCAACGAAATCGCGACACTACGTGTCTCCAGTCAGCATGAGGAAAGAAAAATTACCTTGTGTTGGTTGTGCCCATTGGTATAGGGATAGTCCACCGGTTATACGAACTCTAAAAGAGCGTCGTTACCGGGACCTGCCACTATGCGAGCACTGTAAGGAAGTTATTCAAACCCTTCAGTGTATTTGGGACTGCTATTCTAGTTTTCGTATAGCAGTTTGCGAAGAATCGATAATGAAGACTCAGCTTGAGCTTCTCGATCACAGTAAGAAAGGTAAATTGGACAGCACGATCAAATATAGATCGGCTGCTTTGTTCTCCTGGTTCACGCGGCAACCAATGCCACCGTGTCCGGATTACTTAATGAAAGACGGTAAACCACTTTTCCATTTTCCGGGTTTTTACCGCTGTGATAGCATTATTCGCAATTCCTCCAAGAACGATCGCTTCTATTCGTTTGCTCAATCAATATTATATTTAAAGCGTGGTATGCCACGTGCAGACGAAGCCAAGCTCGAAGCCGAGTCTCGTGCAACCTTTCATGCACTTACTCATAAGAAAAGACCAGCCAATCTTCAAGAAAAGAGATATGGTGCGCTTTGGCGCTCGATGGTCAAAAAGAGGCTTCGTGAAGTGATCGGGGAAGTTTACCGGAATCAACCAAGTTGGTATGACCCGACGTCGGTTTCATTTAAAATACCGTCTCGAAATTCCCATTTCGGACGGTCCCGACGAAATTTCGGCGCCATGTACAGCTGTCATAAAAGTTATGACCGTACCCACCTCCAAGTAGGAGACGAGAAACAATTCGACACTATTGATCGTGATGACATCAATTTGTCGTTTGTCGAATGGGTAACACCTGAGAGTGATCTCTTACATGAGAAGATCGAATCTGAAATTCCGATTCTGATCGACCGTGCTACTCGAACCATCCGTTTCGAGGATTGGACAACCAGTCGTTTCCGTGGTTGTTCGCAAATTCCCTTTGCGGAATTGCACCCACTCGCTGAGCCCTGTAAAATCAGGGTCATCAGTAAGGGTCAAGATCATCTCTATGCTGCATTATCAACTGTCCAAAAAGTACTTTTTGATGGACTTACACGACACCCCCAATTTCTTTGTTGGCGGCCTGTCGATTCATGTATTCTATCTTCAATACTCCGCCCCCTTCAACATGGGGAAGTATTTGTTAGCGGTGATTATAAAGCTGCAACAAATAACATTGACCCCGATCTTAGTCGTTTTACGATGAATACGATCGCGGATTGTCTGAACATGCCAGATGATATCAGGATGATGTGTCATTCGGCCTTAACTGACCATGAGGTAGTCCTTGATGCTCCCATGGTTATCCGGAAAGGGTTGAAACCCTGGCAAACTAATAAATGCCTTAATGACCCCAAATATGCACGTAAAGTTGCACTTGAATGGGATCTTCCACTCGATTGGGTGGATTCTGGTAATTCGCTCGATATTATTTATAATTATTTACGAGTGGACCAGACTCTTCCGGGTTTTTGTTCAGCTCCTCAGCAATGGGGTCAATTAATGGGAAGTCCAATATCGTTTCCTATACTGTGTCTGATTAACTTTGCTGCTATCAGTGTAGCATTGCATCCTGACACAGAGGTTATGGGTCAACGAGTCCGCACTTTTCCTCAGTCAATTCGTGACGAGGCGATCATCGTGAATGGTGATGATTGTGTATTTGCGGCCGCCGAGTGGCAACGTGAACGATGGCGAGAATGCACCAAAGCGTGTGGTCTCGAACTGTCTGTCGGGAAAACTTACTTTTCACCCGACTGGTTGATTATTAATTCAACGTTCTTTCGTCCAACTCGGCCCATTCCTTGCGTTTCTTCACTTTCTGAGACGCCCTTGGATTGGACTTTCTGGTTACCGTTCACTACCGGAGAAGTACTGACTGCGATGCCAGGTCATCGCTGTCGATTCCGTGAAGTTCCCTTTTTGAACCTCTCACTTATGTACGGCTTGAAAAGGTCGGGTTCTGATGATTATGACCCGTCCGATGCCGCAAAAGATCCTCTTCGTGATGGTACGATCGGAGCCCGGTTGAAGAAGTTGATTAATCTTCTACCGGAAGATGTGGCTGACTATGCGTATTCCGCCTTTATTGCGGACCATCGCAAGCGTCTTCCCGTTGGAATTCCCTGGTTCTGTCCTTCTGAACTTGGGTCCTTCGGGCTTCCGCCGCGTCCTTCTTGTGGTTACAAACCTGATCTTCGTGATCTTGAGATTTGTGCAGCCCAGATCGTACGTCCGGATCTTTGGGAACCTATTCGTATTTTTGGTTCCGGTCCAGGTTCTTCTGAGACCTTTGCCGACATTAATTGTTGGCTGGACTATTGTGAGATTCCTTCAACTTTTGAGGAAACCCAACCGCAACCTTCCTTAGAGCAAGCCTTTTACCGAGACGGACTTTTCGTTTCGGAGGCAGAACTCTCGTGGCGCGACGCGTCCAAAATGGAGCAAGACGAGATAGTCATGAAATACTATCACGAACGGCTCCGTGCGGCTCGGAGACGCTTTCAACTCCTTCTTAAGGATTATAGCATAATTTGTGCATTGAAAGACTCCGGAGCAATTCCCAGAGATTACAATAATTTATGTAACTTTGTTTGGAATTCCCGCATACCGCGACGGTCGTATCCCTTTGTGTACCAACCGCTTTAGAACCTTTAAGATTATTTGTTAGCCAGTAAATCATCATTGCCGTCCCTTGTTAGTGGGATAAAACGTTATTTATTAATTAACGTCATTCTCCGGTAAGACTGTATTTGTCGTAAGCCCCCTTTTGGGGTATGGAATGTCTGAATTCTAAGTTTAAAGCATTCGTGACGATACCCGGCAATAACCCTAGGCACGGGTTCTGGCGTGCCTCTTCTCTGTTGGG